CCACTAGATCACTCGAAGTAATTTCCCCACCTAAGACGTAAGGAGAACCCAACCGCTGCAAAAGAATCGCGTGTCCTACAGTGTAGGGAACAAGACGAACCCCAAGCACCGATGGTGCTGGAGGTCCGGTCTCTGCGAGTATCTTTGCAAGATCGGCCACGATTACGGAGTAGTAAGATCAAAAACCGTAGCGTTACCAGCGAGTGAGGGATACTTAGTCACAGTGACAGTAACCATGACTTTGCCGCTACTGGTGAACTTAACGCTTCCACCACCGGAGTAAACGTAATCCCCATCAATGCTGACCCCACCAATGGTAACACCATCACTCGAAGCAATGGTGGCAGAGCCATTAACCGCAGGAAGACCAGCAGCAAGCTTGGCTTGAGCAAAGGTGCTTGCAGACGGAATGAACGTCACGTTGAGGCTAATGCGCTCATTAGCGGAGACTTGAGCTACAACTTCACCAGATCCGTTTTTGATCTGCTCAACGTCAGCCTCATGGGTCGCGTCATAGCTTTCAATCGTAGTGATTGCTCCACTTGTCAGAGCGGCTCCAGCAGGAGTCTTTAGCGTTATCGTTCCTTTCGCTCCATAGACTAGAGCGAGTCCTTTTGAGTTTGCCATTTTGTTGGGTTGTTAAATTGCGTTTGCTGCTGCGAAAATTGTCATGGAGCGCGTGAAAGTTCTAGCTCTTTCGCTAGTGTCATTGATTCCGAAGTCAGTCGGAACCGCGAACTGAGCGTTGAAACCTCCAGACGGGTCCGTGTCGTCTGCGTTTAACTCCGAGATGTTACCGTCAACGTAGAGGTATTGCAGGAGATTCTCGAAGACTTGGACGACAGCGAGTAAGTGAGGCTCTGAGGTATCATCCGCGCTTAACTGAAGAACCGCCGAAACGTCTAGCTCGCAAGTGCGGTCCAACGGATGAACTGGAACCGCAGTCGATGCGCGGACTACGATGCGCGGGAAGTCCGGCATCCGGTCCTCAAGATCGGAATCCGCAAAAGCACCGTGTCCGTAGCTGGTCAGACAAGCTGGAGTCCCAAGCGGAGACGCTGACCAGTCTTGAGCAGCCAGCCAGTCAACCAAAGCGCGTTCAGTGCGTAGAGCGACAGCGTTCATTTCACAACAACTCCATGTTTCTCCAGCACTTCTGCGGCTTCTTCCATCTTGGCGCGAATGTGGATCTCAAGCTCTTTCGCTTCGTCGTCGTAGGCTTGCTGCATCGCTTTTGCGTAGATCGAATTAACCTTTCCGATCTGGTTGTCAGCCAGACCGATGTTCATACGAACGTGCGAGTGTGGAGAGATGCCAGCCTTCGCGTTGTATGCGTAAGCAGACGATCCACGATGAACCGACACATTCTCAGTTGGAAGACCGTATTGGTTGGCGAGATTCAGCAAAGCTTGATTGGCTGCGATTGAGCGAACACCAGCGGAACCTTTTCGAGCGCGTCGAGTGCCACCGAATTGCGTAAACGACGGAGAGAGCTTCTTGATGCCTTTAACGACGCAGGACTTAAGGTAACCAACGGAGCCAGCAGCGCGACGACGTAGACTAGCTGCGGCCTCTCGCATCTTCTCACCGTAGAGACCTTCCTTACCAGCTTTCTTGTTCTTGGCTTGAGCGATCAAGTGAACGACTCGCAATTCACGCGAGCGACCAACCAGCTTTCCGGTCTTCTTGTCACGACGACGTTCGCCAATCGGACGGTTGAAGTAATCCAGAATCTTGTTTCGAGCGGCTTGCGGTGACTTTGGCGGGAGCAAGCAATACAACCGCAGCAACAGATAGAACGTGCGAGCGTTGATCGCTTCAGCCAGCGACCGTTTAGTTCTCGGGAGGTACTCTCTCCAAGCAGCGGAAAAGCGGGTTGTATCGACTACGACGGTGGGAGTCATTTGGTTTTGGCTCCCAAGTCCAGAACGTAATACGCCCCAGAACCATCCCTTCGAGCGGACATAATCCGCAGTTGTCGTCCGTCGTAAGTCACAAGACGACCCACAACCGGAATCATTTTACCAAACGTCAGCAGCAAGCGGTCAGTGTTCTCTTGAAGAATCAAGCTCCCGTTTTCCTGCAAGAGCCGGTCAGCGTTTGAGCCGACATCACAAGACCACACAGAAGCATCAACGGTTACGAGCGTTGAGTCAGCCAATCGCCAATCCGCAAGCTTAACGAGCAGCCGGACTTGGACGTTATCTTGGAACCCACCAGAGATTACCGAGTTAGTGTCAGTGATTGCAGCGGGAAGACAACGCACCAGCACTCCCTGCCACAAGAACGACGGGTTCCCCATCGCGCTCTGAAGCACAGACATCCCCAACTGGAGACTGGTGGCGATTAGATTCACGCTGTGAAGTAAACACCGGAGACGACCAATCGTGAAGTGGCTTGAAGCTGTGAAGCCATACTGGAAGTGTCTCCGTTTTCGTAGTGGCTCAACTCAGCGTATTGAGTCCCACCAACGGCAAGACCAATCACAGAGGTCTTAGCTTGAGTGGTAGCGTTGTCCAACCAGACCGAGAGCGAAGCGTTGTAACTCACCGCATCAGGAAGACCCAATCGGAGGTTTCCGGTCGCGCTTCCACTGACCGAGTTAATGGTTAGGTCAACGGTGAACGTGGAGACAAAGCCGATAGACGTATGTCGAGCGGTGTTGACCGTAAACGCGAACGTGCGACCACCGCCGGAATCCGTCAGCGTAGGAACCCAAGTTGACGGAGCAGTTAGCGGCAAAGCAGCGTAAATCTCATCGAAGTTGGCGTTCGCTTTGATCCACGACCCACGAAGCGTATCTCCGTTGTTGTCGTTTGCGGTTGATCCGACGTTAATGACTTGTTGAGACATATCAATCCTTCGGCAATGCGTACCAACCTTCTGCGAGCGTTATACGGTTGCTAGAGCGCACAGAAACACCGTCCGCACCTTTTACCCACACTCGCGCTTTGACGCTCTCAGCGAGCCTCACCGGCTCACCGTTGGGAACCATAACAACGCGAGTCCCGCAACCACAACTACCCACCAGAGCGGTCAATGCGATCCAGAAGCTTTTCTTTAAGCTCTTTGTCTGGTTTTGCATCTTCAACGGTGGGAGGTGTTTTCGCCAGACCAGTCAGCCACTTGAGAACAGCGGTGACTATCTGCTCAATGATGTTCACTGCGGCTTCTTGTCAGCGTCTTTGGCGGCGATCAAACCGAATCCAACAGTTACCGCAGCAATGGTGGCAGCAAGATCAATGTTGGTCGTAGGGTCTCCGTCGAACAGAGCTTTCAACGCTCCACCAACAGCGACCATGATTGCCCCAACGCCAGCGAGAGTAGTTTTCCAGTTCATTTCTTGAGAGCTTTCCAGAGTCCAATTGCGGCAGCGATAAAAGCCAACACAGCGGCCCCAAGTTGGAACCACTGTGTCAGTTGCGGGATGAATGAAACCGCACCAGCAGCGGCAGCGGTTGCAAGAGATATCCCTACTCCGCTGCTATTGTTGGTATCGGTTTGCATTACTCGGATTTAGGTTGAGCGGCTGCGACGATCAAATCCACAAGCGGCAAAGCAACTTTGGCGTTTTGAAGGCCACCGGCTTTGACGGCGATATCAATGAGTTGCAGGAGTCCGTTGGCTTGTTCTTGAGTGAGCTTGACTGTGATTTCCATATTAGGCGACCACAGCTTCAACGACCGGAGCCACAACGTCAACAACCGGCGGAACCCACGGCAGCGGCAGACTCACCACGGGCGGGTTGATCTGGTTCTGGATTTGGAGCGAGACGTTTGCTTCGATGGCCGACTTGTCCACGCCGTTGGCGTAGCACCAGTCCAGCACCTGCTGCTCGGTGAGTTCGGCATACGGAGTGAAGCTACCAGTCGGAGGTGCGAATGAGCAGGAGCCGTAGCAGGTTCCAGAGAACGATTCCTGCGAGCCGTTGCATCGCCAATCGGCGGTGATTACGACATCGGTGAGAGAGCCTTCGGTGGGCTTTACGAGAAGGCGTTCGATGAGCCAGAGGATGGTCATAAATTACTTAGCTTCGAGGGTTTGGACGCGAGCGGTGAGTTCTTGGATGGCTTTCACCAGCACCGGAATGAGGTCTTGGCGAACGGACTTGTAAGGAGTTTCGCTTTCGGGAGCAGGGTCAGCCCACTCGTCCACAAGCTGCGGAAACACCTGCTCAAACTCCTGAGCAATGAAACCCCTGTCGCCTTTGATGTCCTTACCCTTACCAGCCTTCCAGTCGAACTTGCGCGGCTTCAAAGCGAGAATTGCGTTCAGACCAACGTCGATGTCCTGCACGTTCTCCTTCAGACGAGCGTCGGAGATTCCTGAGATGGTCGTGTTTGTGGCGAACACAGTTCCGCCCATTCCGACATAGAAGCGATAAGCAGCGGCTCCGCTTGAATAAACAGCGTTTGTAAACCCAGCTCCATCTGTTGTTGCAGAACGTGTTGCTACAAGGTATCCATCTGGACGAACTTCAATACCAACAGTTGTTCCAATCGCCGTCTTCCCCACCAGCAAATTCCCCGACGCATCCAGCGTCATGGTTTGGGTGAAGGTGATGGCGTTGCCAGCGGTGCCGGAGGGGGCGATATGCCACTTGTGAGTTCCAGATTCTAAATCGTAGCGAGCCGCTGCTACACCGTTGTATCCGTACTTGTATCCGCTGTTGTAAACAGCGTTTTGCATTAGTGTAGTGTAACCTGTTGAACTCCAAATAGCGTTTCCAGCCGCACCAACTTCAAATGCCTTTCCAGTACTCCACGCACTCGGCGTAACAGAAATGCCGACGTTGCCGGAATTATCAAAAGTAATAACATCAAGCCCCTGCCGTCCAATTACCAGAGAACCAGACGATCCGGCGTTATCCAGATACCAAGCGCGATTCGTGTAAGTTGCATTCGACGAATCTAAAATGATTCCGGTTCTACCAGAAGCGCGAACGCCCATTCTAACCGTGTCAGTCCCCTGTTGAGTATACAGATTGGCGTTGGTAGAGCCTCCAACTTGAAGATTTCCAATCGCACTCCCCGGACTAACCCCCACCCCAAGTCCGGTGGAGTTGAGGGTCAT